CGGTGAGATCGTCTTCACTTACATTCTCTGTTTCCCTACTGCCGTTGACATACAGCGCAACCCCAGCTGCGGTCTTACTCCCGTCGTATGTCCATCCGAGATGCTGCCAGAGTGTCGCACTACGTATGTCGGTTGGCCCATCTACCCTTATGCGATAATCGACGCCGGCGATGTAATTTTGAATCGACATCCCTATACGCCCATTGGACGCACCGAACTCACTCCCCACGCCTACGCCCCAGCCCTTACTGTGTGAGTCCGTGTATTTTGTGATAATGTGTCCCGATGTGGCGTTCGTTTGCACCCACGCCGCGACGCTGAATGCGCTGGACGTATCGAATCTCAGGTCCGCCACGTTGCCGATGAGAATCAGGTCGTTCGTCCCGTCGAACAACGTGCCGTAGAACGGCCGCTTGACCGCGACGCTGAACGTGTTTCCCGCGATGCTGTTCGCGGCGTTTGCCACCGTGAATGTCGCGCTGTCGGTCGTATCGCCCGGCGCCGTCCCCGCGTGCACGTACGACAGGCTCCCGGCCGTCACCTGCGCCTGCGTCCACGTCGTCACCGCTACGCCGCCAACCCGGAACTCGCCGTCCGTCGGCCCGCTCGTCACCGTGTACGTGATCGGCGCCGTTCCAGTCGCGTTCAGATAGCTGTTCGTGATCGTTGCCGTTTGCGCGAACGTGTCCGTCAGCGCTGCGTTCGTGGCAAGGGAGACGGGATCGGCGGCCCCCTCGTTGTCACCGACGACCATGCCGATGACGAACGGGGTGACAGGTGGCTGTATCTGTCCGCCCGCAGGAACGCCAAGAACGTAGACGAGGCCGAGGGCCACCGCCAGTCGTTTCATAGGTTACTCCTTCACGGCGGAGACCGTGAGCTTGTAGCTCTTCAGCGATAGCACGGCATGGAGATTCCGCACCGTCACCTGGTATGCATCGGCAACGTTGCGAATCTGTAACGTGACGGCATATGCATTCGCCGTGTCGAGCGACGTTGGCATCGCGGGCCGCACGAGAAGACTATCGACGCGCGTCGAACCGGAGCCGAATGGAGTACTCGCTACCACTGCTGAGGATACAAGACCCGTCGAACCGTACATCCCGGCCACGAGCGGTTTGATCGTCACGGTCCAAGCACTATCGGCAGCCTCCGCCGCCGTGGCCCCCTGAATACCGGAGGCTGTGATCTGGAGGAATGGGTACCGCCCGATACTGATTACCGGCGGCTCACTCGTTGCCCCGTAGATCGCGGACGAATAGTACACCGTGTCAGTCCGCGTGCCCGCCGCTGCGACGGTCTGGCCGCTCGTAACCGTGAACTCGGCGGTCCGCACCCGGAGTTGTGCAGGCGCGGCTCCAGTGAAGAACCCGAGAAGCGCGATGCTCAGGACCAATCTCTTCATGTTCCGTACCTCAGGTATCGGGGGCGCACAAGCCGCCCCCGCGCGTATCCTACTGGCAGGTGTACATCAGGGCCATTACGACCATGCCAATCTGGAATGCTACGATGATTGGAAACAACATCGACTTCACCTCCTTCTCCTCACGATACGATGAGATTGTTTACCGACGAGAAGCGCTCCCGCTTGTCGTCAGACTGGCGGTCCACGCCGATCCGCCGCCAGTATGCCTCCCACGTTCCGATGAACGGCGTGCTTGTTCCTTCGATGGTCCAAATATACCGCCACTCACTCGTCTCGGACAACGGTTCATCCCGAAGGATCACGCGCTCTATCAAGAATAAGACATTTCGGACGGCGAACTGTTCGATGGTCACGGTCTGGGCGTCGCCCGGCTTAAGCCCTGTCGTCGGCGTCTCGTACGTGAGCGCGTAACGGGGGAAGTAACTCGTCGCCCCATCGGCGCAGTACTGGTCAATCAATTCGTCGGCTACCTCCTGCGCATCGACAACGAGCGTCGGCTGGTTCAATCGTTCCACATCTTCATATTGCCCCGTGCCCCCCTCATCCGCATCGCGCGCCGAGACTTCCGTTGCGTCCGTTGATGTGACGACTGCCGGATACATTCCCCGATAAACGACCACGAGCGTCTGAGCGGACGTTAGAGCCACGGCTCCTAGATCGGACTGTTGCGTAATGTCGTTCGCCCCCTCCTGCCACGAGAACTCGTAATTGGTGCGGAACTGAACCGTCCGTGCAACTTCCACGTCACCGATTAGAGCGTACGATATTGTAGCGGCAACCGTCTCACTCGGATGGTCGAGCGTTACGGTGGTCGTACCAGATAATGCCTTCCCCCAACAATTCGCGGCGTCATCTACTACACCTACGTATTTCGTCGTCGCGGCATCCGCGTACGCAAGCGGGGGCATGTGCGCGGCGTTAATCGTAATACCGACGCGCCCGTATTCATCATCGGTAAAGGTGCAAATCGTGAGACCTGTATTTACGTTCTTAACTGTGATCGTACCAGCCGGCGGATTCGCGAGCACGAACGCCAATACCTTATCGTACGGGCCAAATGCGACTGGCGTAAGACCCTGAAGCGCGAGTGTCCCTGTACTTACCGTATCAGAACCGCTGGCCTTTGAGTATATCGTGCAGTTCATCGTGTCGCCGGCATCGTCCGATTCGACAGTGATATTGAAACCGCCAGGCTGATTGATGAATCCGAGTCCCGCCGTCGAGGCCGCACCGTATAGATTTGTCGAGCCGCGCCGCCATACTTGCCGCGCCCCACCTCCCACGGTGAGCACCGGCAGAGAGGCTGTCGGATACGTGGTCGGGAACTGCGTGAGCGTGCTGTCGCCCTTGATGCTTTCAGTCCGGTTGGCCGCTTCCGTCACATCAAATATGAGGTACTGCTTGTTCCGATAGTCGGTTCGATGCGCGCGCACGGATACATTGCGAATCGCCGGGTACGGCGACACGAAGCACATCGCGCTATCGAACCATGCCGTGCCGTCACCGCCGAGGTAGATATATGCACCGCCCGCCTGAGCTTGGTACGTAAAGGACACAGATAAGCGCGTCCACGATGAATTAGCCGTTGCCATCGTGCGTGTTATTTGTGAGTCGCCCCGATCTACGGCCAATTGTACGCCGGTCGTTCCGCCGGCAGTGCTCGTGCAGCGGCACCACACGGTTGCGATATATGGCGCTTGATCGATGAGCGTCGCATCCGCAATAAGTTGGTAACTGCCGGTGCTCGCACCGCCTGTGTGTTTGTACGACTTATCGCCTTCCCAATGCTGGTCGGTGTCCGTCTCGCGCGTCGTCGGAGCACCCCATGCCGTCCAGCCGGAGGGCGCGACACCATCGGCGCTCGTTTCAAAGTCGTTATTCGTCGCGCAGAAGTTTTCGTATACGTCCCATGACGCGGCAACCGCCGTGCGGGTCCTCAGATCAATCGTCCGGTTCGTGTTCACGATCACCGAACAGCCGGTCAGCTTCGCAATCTCGTCGAGTACCCATCGCACCGGCCGGTACACGCATTCGAGCCGATCAATTGTGTAATTATGGACCGCCGCGTCAATCGTGCCCTCCGTGAAGTCTTCCGCCGTGAGGGCATCCGTGAACAGGTTATCGAGGATCGTTCCGACGGTGACCGTATCCCACGTCCGGGCGATAAGCCGGCGATCAAAGCGCGCGCTCAGGTCCACGGCGTCGCACGTGAGTTCCACGTAGTCATGCCCCGGCGCTTCGACAACGAACTCGCGCCGAACATCTTCTATCGTCCCGAGAAAGACTGTCGTACTCGTCGGCTGTTGGAAGTCAAGGCTCTTACCGGATCGGATGATTGAGCCGAACGCGCTTGTCGGCCCGCGCAAGGTGAACGAAAGACGCGCGCGCTGATTGATCGTACGCTCCAGCCTCACGGAACCGTCCACGAGGTAGTCGGATACATCCGTACCGTTGGCGTACGAGCCATCCAGGGCAACATAGAGGGCTATGCTCATGCGGCCCTCCGGTTTAGTTCGCGGCTAAGCGCGGGCAGAAGCACGTCCGCCACCTCACGGCCTGCGATGTTGACGTGGATATGCTGCTCCCCGCCGCCGCGTGTCGGCTTTGCCAGACCTGCAAAGGCCGCCGGCGCGGCAAGTAGAGACGTGCCGCCCGTCGCCGGTGCCGCCGCTACGGCTGCTATCGTCGTCGCAAAGCCGAGGACGCCCTTGAACACGCTCCAGAATGACGCGCCTGACCCCATCCCTGTTGCCGCCATGACCGTTTTGAGTAAGATTGCCTTCGCTATCGCCGCTACAAGCTGCGCAATCAGGGACCGGATTGCCGCCCGCATAATCTCCGATGCGGACGAGAACTGAATCGCGGCCTGTCCTATTGCCGAGGTAAACGTATCCATGAGATTGCCCCACGCCGCGAGGTACTGTTGTTCCTCAGTAAGACGTTTTTGTAGCTCTCTCTCCTTCTCAACTCTAATGCGATCTATCAAAGCCATTTCTTTATCATATTTTATCTGTGCGGCTCTGGCCACGCGCTCAAGTGTGGCGACCTCCTTTGTCGCTGCGTACTCGGCCGCATTGATCTGGACCTCGGCGCGGTGCTTCCACATATTCTCCGTCTTTGCGGTGAGGTCCGCCTGTTGGGCATCGATCCAATCGAAGTATGCAGCCTCGGCGGTACGTATCGCGGCGAGGCGCTGCTTCACCGCGTTGATCGCCGCTACATCTGGCGTCCCGAACCGCGCCCGCCCCGCGAAGCCGCCGCCCCATGCCGACGGCGCGGTGATCGGCGCGTGCGATATGCCGGGGGTCGGTGGCGCCGTCACCTGTCCGGCCGTACCCGTTACGCCACCGCGCATACCGATAACCATTGCACGCCGCACCTTCTCCCAATTCGCGGCGATAAGCGCGACCGCCGCTGCCACGGCGAGCAGCCCGGCGATGATTGGATGAGCAATAGCTACTGACATAAGGACGATCACGGAACCGATGACGATCTTCAGTAGGGCGAACGCCTTAAGAAGCGGCCCTATGCCCGCGACTATCATAGCGGTAATGATAACGAACCGCTGCCCGGTTTCGCCGAGATCACGCCACACGCTGATAACTGTCTGGATACCGGCCCGTAGTGTCGGGATCATCTCGCGGATAATCGGGATGATGGCGCGGCCGATTTCAGCGAGCGCCATAGCCCCGTCATGCTTCAGGGCGACGAACTCCGGCCCGAGTGCCTTGACGCCGCCGGCGGCCTTGATTGCCGCATATCCTATCGCGGTGATAGGCAGCGTGACGCCCATGGTGATCTGACTCCCCATGCGGCTCAGGTCGCGCCCCGAGGTCCGTATATCCTGTCCGAATGACATAATGTTCTTCGCTGCGCGTTGCATCCCGCGATCGAACTCCGTCATATCGGCGCCGATACGCACCATGAGAGATGCGATGGTCATGCTTCATTACCCCCGCTTCCGAACAGGGCTTGGAAGTACGCGACTGCTTGTTCGGGCGTTGCCTCGGCTATCGTAGCGCCCGTAAAGAAAAAGTCGGTCTCTTTCACCGGCGTCTTCCCGTCGCCAAGGAGTGAGACGATGAAGTACGCGAGCCTTGCCATTCTCGCGTCCGCCCGCTTGTGCCCGAGAATGCAGATGTTGGGCGGTAACGTTGCATAGGCCATCCATTCGGTCAGTTCATTCGAGTCGTGTTTGGCGAGCACTTCGCCGGGCGACATCCCCAGCTCGGAGGCAAGGTCGAACACGAACCGCCGGAACGGATTGGCCCTTAATTTTTTGCCGCCTCCTCGACCGCGCCCTCCACTAGACCACATACCTCCATTGCCTCACGCACGAGGCGGTCAAGGACCGTTGCGTCACGCTCCGCGAGGGCTGTTGCGTCATCGTCTTTATAGAGGCGTTGGCCGCCTTCATCAACGAGGCACCGTACGAGGAGCTTTATAGCGGTCGAGAGGTCTTTCGGCTTCAGTTCCTCCTTGCCATCAACCGTCACCTTATCGAAGCCCGTCTCGATGAAAGCGTTCCGCTCGTGGCCCGTCATACTCTGAACATAGACGGAGCCGCCCCATTCCGGGACGGGGACGAGCTTGCGCCGGTGATCCCGCGCCGTGTCGATATCCGCCCTGCGCAGGATGCGCGGTGGCGTGTTGCCAACCTCCTTCTCGTCGCTCATGCTTCCACCTCCGGTGGTGTGGTTTCACATGCGGTGCCGCCATCACGGCGCCAGATTTTCGCTACTTCGTCTTGGCCCTCGGGTACCTGAACCCAAAGCACCCAGTACCCGCGCATGTCGCCACAGATGCGGGCCGTCTCGAAATCGACGGCATTTAGAGCCGCATCACCAAGCGTACCCCGAATACACACACGCCCGAGCTCGACGAGCTTCTCACGGGTCGTACCGGGAGCCGCTGCCGCACAAGTCATCCAAGACATAGTTTGTCCTTTCTATCAGACGGTGAAGCCGGTAAAGGTCGGCACGCCCGTAACCTCGAACGTCACGTCGAGGGTCATCCCAGCGTCATGCGGCACCGCGACGCCGAGACTCAGTACCCACGCCTTTCCGGTCACGCTTGCCGCTGGCGTTGTTCCGGCAATGGCAACCGTGAATGCTGGCGCCGATGCGATTGCAAGCGCGTCGTACGTCGTGCTGTCCATGGCATAGAGGAGACCGGATGCCGTGCCGTGCCCCGTGCTATTTGGCAGGAAATATAGCTTGACGGTCATCTCCATCCGCTTAAATGAGAGGGCGCTTGTCTCCCACATCCCGGTCGTGCCGTGGTTTGTTGTCGGGAATGTCTTACGGGTGATCGTGAAAGAGATGTCCAGACACGCCCCGAGGCCAGCCGCGTTGTACGTTAAAGTGGACCCCTTTGGAAGAATCATGTTCGTCTCCTAAATGCTATCGACCCACATGCGGTATCGCATGACGCCGTGCCATGTTTGCCCGTCGGGGTCGCGGAAATGCTCATGCATTTCCAGTAGCGTATGCCGGTGCGTCCCGCTAGTAATCGTTAAGGATGCATCGATGAGAAGCGCAGCGACCTGTGCTATAACGCTTTTGCAGTTCGTACTCCCCGCCGTCTCACTATCCT